TGCCTGATACTCGGCGTTCTGCTCTCCCATCTTGTAGGCACTGTCGGCATTGTCTCGGTACCAGTCCTTTTTATACTGCTCTATATACGCATCGCGCAGCTTTGCCGTCTCTGCCTTGAAGTTTACCCCCTGCGCTTTTAGCATATTCTTGAGCCTGCCGAGAAGCTTCGGATCGTTATTTGCGGCAAGGTGCAATACCTCGTGCGCCTTTTCGTTATCGACGCCCTTCTTTGTTCCGCCGTATTCCGAAAGATCGGTACGTAAATGCACGGTACCCGTTTTGATGTCGGACGCGGCGCGGACGTTCTTGCCGTCGCTGTCAGACAGGTCATACTCCACGCCTTCAACGCCTTTATACCCGACAAGCTTACTGTCGGTCTCTGCAGAATAATCCTCAAGCTCATATCTCTCCTGTATCTCCCACAGGTCGTCGATCGCACGCTCAAACTTCTCACGCACGTCCTCGTCAAGCTCATGGTTATCTATGATCTCAATAAACCATTCGAGGTTGGCGTCTACGATTGCAGATGCAGTTCCTCGTCCTTCAGCTCCTTCGGCTGAAATGATCTCGGATACAGACTGATCTATCATCTTGATCGCGCCCTCAACGTCGTTTTTTGCGAGAATATCGGGGAGCTTTTCTTTTATCTCCGCCGCCGTCTGCTCGCACATATACGCCATGTATTTGAGATTTGCATTGTTACTGTCTGCTTTTACCGCGTCGTTGTATAATGTGGCAGAGCTTTGAAGCATCGTATATATAGCCTGCAGCTCCGAAGGTGTCGCGGCTTTTGCAGCCTCCGCTCTCATTGCTTTAGCGCGGTCTATCACATCTTTGTTGATCTTATAGTCAGCGCTGACGGCGGGCAGACGCATAATGCCCCCTGCGACACCACCGAGCAAGGACTCATATCCGACCTCGCTCCAGTTTACCCAATCTCCGTCAGAATCGAAGGTGTACTCACGCACGATCTGATCGGCAACGCTGTCGGTTCCTTCCTCAATAGCTTCGCTGATACCCGTACCGAAAAGAGACGCAAAAGTCTTGAGGGCGGGGCTTGTTATCTTCCGGGCAAGAGCGTCACCACCGAACTTGCCGATCGCACCGCCTCCGATCTTTGTGATCTTGCCGCCGATAAGCTCGGAGATTCCCTCTGCAAAGCCTCTGAAGGTAGCGTAAGCGGCGATATGCCCCTCACCTGCACCCGATTCCTTTGCCGACTGGTATCCCTGCTGGAATCCCGACGCCCCCGTTGTGATCATCTGCACCGCCATGCTTCCACCGCCCGTTGCAAGCGAAAGCGCAAGTGACGGAACCATCTGCCCCATAGAGCCGGCAATGTCCTTGATAGGCTGATAGGATGCGTCATAGCTGAACAGAGGATCCTCTGCGTACTCGCCCTCTTTTATCACTCTTTGAGTAAGCTCGGAATTTCTAAAGCTCCGATCTCCGACAAGGTGGCTGTCCGCCCTCTCCTTTACCGCCTCCCATCCGCGCGACAAAGAAGGTGCTGACAGCTTGCCGTTTTCATCCGTAAGCATAGAAGATACAAACGTTTGCACGTTGTCCGTTACGTTGATAGCTTTTACCGTGTCTATGGCAGATGCGGCAGCGCTCCACGCACCGTCGAAAAAGCTGTCAAGAGCCGCAGGCACCGATGCAAGCGCCCTCTCCGCCCAGCCGGCAGACTTCTCTCTCCATTCGGTATTGAGCCGTCCGAGCTCTTCATAGTACGCCTTATCGTTCGAATACTTTTTGTAGGCGGCTTGAGTAGCGTCGAACTCAAGCGCCGCCGCGTCGAGCTTTGCCTTCAGCTCCTGCTCTTGCTTTGAGAGAGCATCCCTCTCTGCAGGTGAAAGATCCTCGCTCAAGTAGCCGTACAGCTTTTCGTTCACGTCATCCCACACAAGCTTTACGTCGTGGAATTTACGAGCGGAAGACAGTCTGTCGTTCTTCGCTTTGTTGTATGCGTTGACCATTTCCTTATACGCACCTGCTCTGTCGGCGTCGGTCTTGCCTACCATCTGTATTTGAGCATAGTATTTAAGACTATTGAGCACCTCAAGCGTACGCTCGTCCTTTGATGCCTTTATCATCTCCTCCAAGCGTACAAGCTCGCGGCCGATCTCTTCAGAGGACATAGCGTCGATGCTGCTCTGCTCGGCTATGTAGTCGTAATATCTCTTGGCTTCCTCAACGCCCTCAATATTTGAAAGGACCTGCTCGGCAAGCTTTTTTGCGCTCTTGAAGTTCGCATCATTGGTATCAAGACGTGACAATGCATCTACGGCGCTTTTTGCCGCCGCTTCTATCTCGGAGAATGAAGAATAATCAAATGCCGCATCCCCTTCTCCGAGGCTGCCGAGTATCTCACCGTATTGAGCATAAGCCCCCTCTTTGCCGAAAAAGCCGTTGACCGTGGCAGCATTACCGTTATACTCTACGGCTCCGAGATATTCCCTGCGCTCCTCGTCCGTCATATCCAACGATTGAAGGTTCGCCGCGTCGATCGATATATGCGTATCCTTTCCTTCGATCTCTTTGTACGATATGCCGTTGTTTACAAGAGAGGAAAGCTCACTCAATGACCTGTAAGTGTCATTCATATACGCATACTTCTCTTCGTCCGTCGCAAAGCTCTTGCCCGATGCAAGCTCATCACCGCGGGCGAGTATGTCCTCATACTCCGCGGCGGCACCGTTATAAAAATCATGCATTGCACCGAGGGCGGTAATAACATCGTCCGCCCACTTATCTCCCTTGCTCTCGCGGTTGTTTTCAACGTAATCGAGCCATTCGGTGTAATAAGCACGGTTGAAGCTCTCCGCGTTATCCTTCATCTTCTGCAGCACCTGCGTACTGTCTGCGCCGAACAGATCTCCTTCGCGGAGCTTTTTGTATTCTTCGGCAGCAGTACCGTAGTTCTCGAATGCGTTACCGAGGTAAAGCGACCGTATCCCCTCTCCTACAGCATTGAGGCTTGCGATCTCCTTGTCGGTTGCTTTATCTCCCCATACGGAACGAAAGCTCTCAACGTCTTTCTTTAGGCGGTCATTTTTCAAATTCAGACTATCGATCTTTCCCTTATCGGTCGCGGACGCGGTCGAGTAATCGTAGTAATGACTGTTGAGCTTGCGAAAAAGCTCTCCCTCCGTCACAGCGTCGGGCTTGATCTGCGCCGCGAGATCCCCGATGCTTCCCCGTCCGTTTGCGTTCGCTTGCGTCTGTGCGGCGTTTTTCTGTGATGCGGCACCCGTTTTCAATTGTTCCAACAGATCTTTGACGTTTGGCATATTAAATCTCCTTTTGTTTTAACCCCAGCCTAATGAATTACGGAGAAACGCGGTAAGATCACTGTTCTTATTTACCGCATTATTCACAGTGCCCGACCGATTATCCGAGCCGCGCGCTCCGACACCGGAGAAAACCGGCATATAGCTCTTTTTATTGTTGTTTGTGATACCGTAGTACTTGAGCGCCGCCTCACCGGAAAGCACGTTGCCCTTTGAATCCTTGACGGGATTCTCGGTAAAATAGTTGAGCAGCGCGTAATACGTACCCGTATCGACGTCGTCAGAGCCCGTGTTATCGAGATTTGATAAGATCTGCATCACAGCTTCCGAATCAAGCGCCCCAAAGCCTTGATAATAGTCTCGATCAAGCTCTGCAAGCTTATTGTTGATCTCTCGCACGTATTGATCGTATTCTACTGTGCCCTTGTATGCGGTGCCGTAGGTATCGACCATGCCCTTGAGCTGTTCCTTTGCACTTTCATACTCCGACTGCGTCATTCCGTTTTTGCCTACGGTTGCGTGCTTTGCATTCTCTCCGATCGTGCCTCCCGTAACGTCTATGCCATACTGCTTGAGCCCGCTTGTATCTCCCGTCTTTTCCGCTATTGTCAAAGCGAGCTGTAATGCTTCTTTTTCGGAAGCTGCAGCAGCCGCCTCCTTTTGAGCCGCAAGCTGTTTTTTGTATTCGGTCGTATCGTAGCCGAGGTTTTCATATCCCGAGAGATCTCCGAGATTGAATCTGCTTTGTGCGTCCGCCATAGCCTGACTCTTGAGATTCGCTATCTCGTTTGTAAGATAGGCTTTTTCCTGATTCCACCTGTCATATTGCTTTTGCTCTGCGTCTGTGAGCGCATCAGCTATCATGGAATTGTACTGACTTGCCGTCTGCTGTGCGGCACTCATAGCCTCGGAGGAGAGCCCCATACCCGTATTTGCGGCATAACGCGCAAGCGTGTCGCTTACCCCGGACTGCTGTTTTCTCTCTAACTGCTGACGGGCGAGCCTGAAAAGCTCGTCCTTTTCCGCATCATAGTTAAAATCCGAATATTGAGAGGCAAGCTTCTCCTCCCTCTCGGTGATTGCTTTTCTGTAATCGTATGACATCCTTTTATCCTCCGTATTTTACGTTTGAGCCTACAGTGTAAGTGCGTACCATTGAGTACAGCTTCCACTCTCCCGTGGCTTCAAACTTAAGCTTGTAATGATCGCAACGGCGCCTGGGAGTAAAGCGCACCGTCTCCGAGTGTTTTCCGCGTGTAGAGGTCGTATGTATCTGCTCCCACGTGTCAATACCGTTGTTTTCATCGTCGTAGCGTATAAATATTTTTACCACTCCCGAGCCTGTCCACAGACGGAGAGTGATCTCCCCTGCAGATATATACCAGGGCGAGCCCTCGCATATATCAGCAAATACGACCTTGCTTTTTATATCTTCATATTCCTCGTGCTCGAATTTATCAAAATCCTTGATATAAGCGTGATACTTTGCAGTACCGTCAGATAAAAACAGGATGAGCCTGCCGTCGAGCTCAAGCAAGCCGACGATGTCCTCTCCGTCCTCCTTGTGCCACACCCCGTATTGAGTATCGTAAACGTAAAGATGCTCGCCGTCAGCCATGTAATACTTGTTTGCGTGCCCTATTCCTATCACGCCCTTCGGCTTTTCTTTTCCGAAAGGATAACTGATAAGCGTTGCGCTCTCACCGTCAAAGCGCACAACGCCCTGCGTTGAATTGTAATAAAGAGCTTGTGCCGCGATACCAAAGCTCCGCGCGTCCTCACAGCCAAGTGTCGCAAGTGACCTTATTACAAACGCATCAGGAGTTGCTCCGTACATTCTGTATACGTCCTCGCGTGTAAAAAAGAATACTGCTCCGAAATAGGAAGCAATTCCGGTAAACTCCTTTACAGTAGGAATTGGAGCCCAAAAGGCTCTTGCAACGGTAGAGGTATCATAGTCGTACCAAACGTGCGGATTGTTCGAAGCACAGCAGAATATCTCGTTGCCATACACTCCCCATATTCTGTCGTTATTAGCGGTGATGTGTGTGAGTATAGGTATCCTGCGCTCGATCTTGCCCGTAGAATATGTTATTTCAAATCCGAAGCTTTCAATGGTTATATCGTCCGCATCCTCATAAGATGTTTCGATATCGGCTTTGTAATACGTCTCAAACAATATTGCAGGCATTCCCTGATAATCATGTCCCGTCGTAACCGAAAGTACCTTTATATCGAACACTCCGCCCTGTGAGTCCGTTACCGTCAGCACGTCTCCCTCCTTGACGTCTAACCACTCGGGCAAGCCCTCTTTATCCAAAAATTGCACCTGTATGTACGTTGTCGTGTGCTTCGTATCATGCAATATAGCCAAAATATACGAGTGATCCTCGGTACCCGAATATTCAAAATTTATCTTTTTTCGCTTGAGAGCATAGGTATCCTCATACAGCCCAGCATCCTCGTTCGTAAAGACGGAAAGCGAGACAGAGAACATATAGTTATAGTCTATATTTAACCCGAGACCTTCGCTGTTGAATGTAACGACAAGACTTGAATTGAACGCAACGGCGCTCACCCTCTCAATTCTGTGATCGTTCAGCACCTCGCCGTCAAGAAGATCAGCGCTTATGACCTGCGGATTTGCTCCGTACTTGTCTCGTACAACGCATGCAACGTATACACCCCAAAACAGCGGCGCACCGCTGCCCATCGTAGAAGCTTCGTTTATTGCGCTGTAAATAAAATACGCGCGGTCCCCGACATCGTAAACACCAAGCAACTCGGGAGAAAACGTATCGATGCTTTCATCTTGGTTCTCTTCTCGATCGTACCAACGTTCTGTATGTGTTTTAAAATGTTCTTTTACAAGATCCGCATCTTCGTATTTGCTTCTCGCTTCCCTTGATGCAAGTATCGGGTACGAGTCGCTTGTCATGTTCAAAAGGTCATATATCTCGCCGTCGCACGCCGCATCCCTGCGGTTAAATCCGCCGAACTGCGTCTGCACGACCGTTTTTATATTGTCGCTTTGTGTGGGATATGCAAGCATTATTCTTTCCACCTTCCTTTCACAATAATATCAACGCACACACCCGCATCCTCTGCGCTTTGTGCTCGAGGATGAATAAAGCACCACGTCCCTGTGTTCTCTTTTGTTTGGCAATAATCGTCGGTACCGTATTTATAGGGGTATTGAAGCATGTACGCGCCGTTTTCCGTAGAGCTTATACTAAGACTCTGACACGGAGTCTCGGTAAATACGATAGGATAATCGATTCCGCCGTAAGGTAGAGATTCGTAAACCGAGCCCCAGGGAATATCACATTTTACGCCCTCGCACCTATACTTTATCCAACACTCGGCGCAGCCGTCAGCATGAAGCACCACGCGCCAGCCATCCTCGGTCTCGGAGTACAAACGAGATTCATTAAGTGTTGTTCTTATATTTGATATACTATTCCTTATTTCTTCAAGCTCAGCTGTATTGTCAACAGATGCGTCGGGATGCGTGCTATCATCGGTATTTATATCAGTTTTCGCGGTTGTGCCGGTTTTGCTTATCGCAAGAGCTATGCTCTCTAAAATATAGTTTATCTCTCTTTTTTGCTGATGCAGGTATTCAATTACCGCATCCACGGAGCCGTCGGCAGCGCTCGGCACCCTTCCTGTTAAAAACTCCATTTTTCTGCTCCTTTTAAGAAAATCAGGCACAGCCTGCACTGTCCTCCCGCCTATCTGATCTATATCGGTTACCAAACATGGCAAAACGGCGGGGACTTAATAACACAATTTCCTATACGTCAAGATAAGGGGAGTTGATACTCCCCTTGCTTATTCATTCTTTTTTTCGTTGTTTGTTGTTTTGCTCTTCACTACGCTATTAATAAATTCAAATATTCCGTGCGCTCCCTCGTACGTACCCGTAGACGCGAGACCGCTGACAAGTCCTGTCGCCATAACCTCAGGGGTGATTGACCAGTCGGCATTCCATATAGCTATGAGAACGCCGAGAAGCCCCACTATAAGAGGTATGAGCTTGTTGATCAGGTTGCCGGGAATGAGGTTCTTGATGATAAATCCGACACAAAGGCAGATTATCAAGACCACCGGCATAATATATGCGTTTAACTGTTCCATGCTTTCCTCCTATCTACTTATAAGATGTGTCTGCAACGCTTCCTTAGCGTGTTGCATTTGTTCGATGTTGTTGCCGCCTATGCTGTAGTCGAGCAGAGCAAGCAACGCTCTTTGGCTTACGCGGTTGCCTTCTTCAATGGCTTCAAGCCTCTCGTTATCTTTGCCGAGCTTTCGGTCAACCTCAACCTTCCACTTTTCAAGATCATCAAGGCGCTTGTTCTGCTCCGTATGCGGCGCTTTTGCCGCTTTGACGGCACGGACGATCTTTTCAGCTGCGTTTGATAACAAAACAACGGCAGTTGCGATTGCAAGTATCGACGCCCATGCGTTTTCGGGAGTTATCATGTGCCGTCACCCGAAGGGATAATAAGTTTCCATCCAACGACGATATAGTTGCGCGAGATCGAGCGGTACTTTGCTCTGTTCGCCGCAACGATCGCGGCGATCGTAGTACTGTACCTTCCCGCTATCTTCGTTAGGTTATCTCCGCGCTCTACCTTGTGCAGAATAGGTTCCGGCTCGGGCTTCTCTGCCTTTGGGATCTTCAGCTCGTCCCCTGCATCGATATCATCGGGATCCGGGATACCGTTCGCTTCTACAATGGCAGCAACCGTAGTGCCGAATTTCTTTGCGATCCTTGTGAGGTTATCTCCGCGCACCACCTTGTATGTAACGTATACGTCACCTGCGCCCTCGCCGCTCTCTTCGAGCTCTCCCTTTGCATACTTATCGTAATACTTCTGAGCGAGCGTCGCTCTGCGCGCCTTCTTTTCCTCGTCGTCCTTATCCTTCGGCATCTCATACCTCGTAAGAACAATATCCGATGCTTCCCTCACGCTTGAAGCATTGCAAAGAGCATCCCATACGGTTTTGAAATCGGTTTTGAGCTCAACGATGAGAAACTCAAGCTGTGAAACCTCATCACCGATTGACTTGCCTTTCGCCTTGATATAGTTATAGAGCGCGGATTTGCGCGCCTTTGTAGTCCATTGTGCCAGCCCGTATCCGATTTTATCCCCCGCAAAGTCCTCAGCCGTATACGTACCGTTATCGACCGCCGCCGTGTACTCCGCATCGGTCATTCCAAGACGATTGTTTCCGCTGTTCTGTGCGTTGTTTGAACGTAGCCCGGATTCTTTATCGAGGTTTGCCATCAGTCCCGACGTGCCGTATTCGTTGCGGATCTCGCCAAAAAGATAGTCCCAAATTTTTTTACTCATGTTTTTTTTCCTTTCGTTTTTTGTTTATTCGTCCTCAGGAGCAGGAATCTCTTCCCATCCGTTTGGGTTTTCTGTATCAATAACCGGTGCAGTTATTATTCCATCAGTTAGCAGCTTGTGCTCATCAGCAACAATTCTGTAGAGCGATGTATAAGGCACATCATCCGGATTTTGCGGCGACACGGTTATTCCACCCTCGTCACGCTCGTATCTGTATAATGTTTTTATTGTCATATTAGTCTCCTGTATAGTTATAATTTATGGTTGCATCAGCACCCCACGGCGCCCCTTCAACCGCACCTTCATCCCACGGAACGTTAATAGTGGTTAATTTGTAACAAGCCGTAAAAGCCGAAGTTGATATAGACGTCGGCGTTCCTTTAAAAGTGACTTTTTCCAACGCTCCTACATAATCACTGGATATATAGCCAAATGCACTTGCTCCTATTGTTTTCAACGATTCGGGGAAAGACAACTCAGCAATACCGTCGCAATCATAGAAAGAATAGTCACCTATCGCTTTTAGCGTTGACGGAAATTTGATATTCTTTAGTGTTTGAACGCCTCGGAACATATTACCGTGTATCGTTTCAACACCTTCAGGAATAACAAGATCACCTGTTGCATGATAGGTGTTTATATACATTTCTTTTATAGTATCCAGTTCCGTAATAAACTCTTCAGCAGTTAGCTTGTTAGATGTTCCGAGCATTTTTTGCAGCCTTGTGGCTATGCGGTTTAACGTATCCGAATCAATAATAAAATTCATTTTTATATCACCTCCTATATAGGAAAATATATACCTTCAGCCGATTCTATCGGAAATTTTGTACGCTCAGCAGACTTGTCAACCGCCCCAAGTGCCGCATTGATATCCCTCTCGTACGTAACATCGAGCTTTATATTGTTTGATGCGTCGGTATACAGCGACATATATGGGTTATGTGAGGCTATCTCCTCGACAATACCGTCAGCTCCTATATCCGCCGATACAACCTCAACATAGCGTTCATATTCAGTTGGGGTTTTACCTGTGCTTCTCAGCACATACAGCTTTTCTTTTTCTCCGTCAGTTACTATAGTCGCATCTTTTAACGAAGTATCAAGCAGCTCTACTTGAATATGTGTTATTTTTATCGGAGTTGTTTCTACCCTTTTTGTATTGGTTTTCCTAAAGCCAATATGTGTTATATTTTCTTTAGGGATAAACCAGTAACCGTCTGAATTGGTCGCTCCTGTTACGGTTCCGTCTTCGAACTTCATCTGAACGAATTTTTGTAATGTATCGGGATTCTCCGAATAATCAGAAAAACACGACACAGCAAAGCCTACACCTGCAGGTATGAAACAAGGAATAAGAAAATAATAGTTGACAAGCTTGTCCCACAAAACACCATCCTCGATAATTGTCAGAGGGTTGTCTTCTCTATCGGTTGCCTTTGTATAGTCAAGTATGTTTTTACCGGCACAGTACACCTTTGCGCCGGTCATATCGGACGCAGACGAGCATTTGATCTTCAGTTTATGCTTGATAGGCGAGACGTCGTCCGCCACCACAACGGCGCCTGTTTTGTGGCCCTTGAGGGCATTTGCAAGTGAGTTGTCAAGTTTTTCCTCTATATCCTCACACAATGCACGGGATTCATCGCGGAACGCTTCTGCCTCATCCGCAAACGCCGAAGCATTCTCCGCCTCTGCCTTTGCATCAGTCAGCGCGCTTTGCGCGGCATCTCTCGCTTCTTGTGCACCTGTCATTGAAAGCTTAGCGTCCTCTTTGGCACTTTGCGCGACAGCGCTCGCGTACTGCGCCGACTCTCTTTCGCTTTGCGCTTCATCCCTCGCGCTGTTGGTATCGTCTCGCGCGCTTTGAGCTTCTTCCATCGCGTTTTGAGCATGAGCAGCCGACAAAACAGCCGCGTCCGCCCTCTCCCGCGATAGAGCAAGCGCGGTGTACGCGTCGCTACGTGCAGCCTGTGCCGCATTCCTCGCATTCTGTGCGACTTCGGCGCTTTCGCCGGCAGAGCTTGCATAACCTTCAGCTGAGACTCTTGCCGCCTCAACTGCCGCTACCCACTCTTCCTCAGTACCCTCGTATCCGTATTTGCAAGCAAGACCGTACGGTGAAATGTAGTAGCCTTGTACTTGTGCCTTCGCGGTATTCGCAGGATTATACCGTGTCACGATATAGTGACGGTATTCTGCAATAACCTTGTTATACTCTCCTATCTCGTTTGCGTAGACGTTGTATTGCTTGAGGACAAAATCTATCATTGCGGACAGATAAAGAAAGTACATGCGGCGCCACGGTGCTTCCGATACAAGAAGCTCCGCGCCAGGCGCATTTTCGTAGCTGTATTCGGGTAGGTTCTCGCCGATAAGCAATATCTCCTTCGCTATATACCCGTCAACGTCCGAAAGCCACCTTGCAAGCGTGTCTTTGGGTATTCCGTGCCCCTTGTACACAAGCTCTATCTGGTCTATTTCGTTTTTTACTGTTGTTTTCATAGAGCCTCTTCCTTTGTTTTGAAAAAGCGGACGGCGGAAGATTTCGCCGTCCGCCCTATTTTAGAGAATTATTCGAAATCAAGCAGCGATGTTATACAATAGGGAGACCGCCTGCGCATATTCCTCTCCAGTCAACAAAGCCGCCCGTAAAGCGTCCTCTTCCCTTGAGCCAGTAAACGTCGTTGTCTTCCCATTTGTCAGTGACCGACAGCTCCTCTCTCTCCTGGAATACACAGCAGTCTGCTTCAGCGTTAAACGTGCTGTCAAGGATCATATAAGGAGCCGGATTCAGTTCCAAATTAACAAATTTATTGAGCTCGGGCCACACGAGGACGTGGAAGTTACCTGCCATGTAGTTCATATCGTTGAAGGACGTGCCCGGGAGTTTGTCCGAACCGACTGCCGCAAACACCTTGCGTTTTATCGATTCGATGTTAGGAATGATGATCGTATCGGGGTTCAGACCGAGAAGATTACCGCTGTCGTCGGTGAAATTCTGCATCATCGTAACAAGATCCCCCAACGCCTCGTCAGAGAAATCACCATCTAAAACGTTAGACTGTATCTCTCCACC